CAGCCGCACCCGCAGCACCAAGTCCAGCGCCAGCAGCAGCAATGCCATTTGCAGGACCTGCGGCAGCAGGAACTTCGCCTACAATACCAGCGGTGGGATATGCAGCAAGGTCAGAGGCAGCGATTTGTCCTGCAGTAAGTCCGGCTGCACCAGTTCCAGCGGCACCAGCGGAAGCGGCATCGGTAGCAACAGGTGCGGTCAATCCTGCGGCAGCGGGAGCAGAGGTTAAACCTGCGGAAGCGGCATCGGTACCAATGCTTGACAAAGACGTAGTAGCAGGCGTAAACGTAGATGTTGCAGTTATAGGCCCCGCAAAACCTTCTCCAACAGGAGTAGCGCCAATTTCAGCCAATGGGGTACTTGATGCAATTGCAGGAACCGTAGCAGCAATCGTATTTGCAGCACCAGCAGCACCTGCGGCGGCAGCATCACCAGCCATAGCACCAGTAGCTCCAGCAGTTCCAGCAGTTCCTAAAGCAGCATCACCAGCCGCAGCCGCACCGCCGCCACCAAAGATGCTAGAAAGCGCACCAGAAGCAGCACCACCCGTAGCGTAATCAAGACCTACTGCGGCAAGAACGGGCGCAAGTTGCGAAAGGTGTAGGCTTGAATCTAAGCCTGCGAGGGCATCACTAATTCCCCCCAACAATCCACCGCTGCTGTGTTGGTTTTTTGTAACGCTGGTTTGATTTCCCGAAAGATCGTAATGTGTCGTGGTGTCGTTTGCGCTTGGAGAATAAAACCCAGAGATTCCATTAGCGATAGTTCCTTGACCGGCCCTGCCGCCGCCAGTATTAACCATCGTGTAGTTTGGAACTAATTCTCCAGATTTAATCTTGGCTTGAATATCAGCAGGCAGCGCAGAAATTTGAGCTTGCAACTGACTAGAGGCGCTTTCTTCTGCGGTAGGCATACGGTACGCTGTATACGGAACAGTTCCACTACGACCACCATAAGCCGTGTATGCAATAGCGCCTGGCGTGTTAGCGCCAACAACATCATTAAAATTTGGATTGCCGGGCATATTATTTCCTAAACATTGTAGTAAGGGATTCTATACGCCTTACCGTTCACAGTCACATTGATAAATCCCACGGGGTTAGCGGGCAAAGTAGCCGAGCCAGCCGTAGCAGTCGTGGCGCTACTGAAGTTCAGCAGGTTCAAAAAAAACTGTTGCCAAGCGCGTGTAGGACGGTTGGTGTTGCCATCCAAAAATTGCGATTGCGGGTACGGGTTTAGCTGCTGCGAATTAGACAGTCCAGAGGTAGCCATCAGTTTTCCCCTCCACTTGCTTTAAGGTTAGCGGAAATAATCACAGCGTTTACGGGGTCAGTAATGGACACTTCAAAGATGCGGTCACGCGCAGTCCCCAAACGCCGCCAGATTGCACGGTTACGGTACTTTCCTAGCTGACCAATGGAAACCCAATACTCGCGCGACCATGTGGAGCCACCGTCATTAGACCAGCGCAACATAGCTTGCGGCAAAGTCGTCGTAATGTTTGTAGTAACGCTTACCTGTTGACCAATGACAAACGATTGCAATGGGCCAATTAAAAACGTGGCATTAGGATAAATAATGTAATTTAAGCCGATGTAAATGTCGCCATTGGAAGTTGAAAGACCCGTGGTTCCGACGCCAGGTTGGAACTGAATCTGAAGTTCGTCAAAGTATTGGCGCTGGAAGTCAGACACCAAGTGAGGCGCACGACGCAGCCTGCGGATGTTTTGCCCGTTGTCGGTGTAATTCTGTTTATCTAGGCTGTAAATCTTGCCGTTCTCATAGTCGCCCACCATTACTAGACCTTGGAACACAGCAGAGCAATTACCACGATGGCGCTGGTAAGAACCGTCGTCAGCCGTGTAAAGCCATTTATGCCACATTTCCGTGGTGGAGTCGTAAGCCCATGTAAGGTTTAACGTAGGAAAAGACGTAACGTAAATTTCGTGACCTTCTAGCTGATACGTCCAGCTAATAGCGTCGCCGATGTATTGGTTCGCTAAAGTGGCTTCTACTGCGTGAGTAGAGATGCGTTTAGGAACGTATCCCTCCATCTGCATGATCTGCCCTTGTCCACGGCTATTACGCGAGACGTAAGCAAAGGAGTTGCCAAGGCGAACCAAAGAAAACTGTGCAACGATACCTTGTTGGGTAGACGTGCCAGGGATACGCTGAAAAGGAAACGGAACCGCGCCGATGTCTGTCCACACTTCGGAGGACGCCTCACCCATTAAATAAACTTCACGATGGTCAACAATTAAGGCAACCAGCTTGTCCGGTGCGCCATCTTTGAAGGCGTAAGACGTAGAGGACGAAATTGTGCTGAGAAGGTCGCTAGCACCCCATTGCTGTGTGCCAGGGTTGTTATAGACAAAGTAGTTATCCACAATGTCCACAGAGTTAGCGCCGGTAAACGCACCATCGTTGTTTGGCAGAACAGAGAAGTTCAAGCCGTACATTGTCTCAGACGCGATAGTCTGACTTGCGCTTACCGTGTAAGTGCCTGTGCCGCCAGTTCCGGTTAAGAAGGCAGAAACAATAGTCCCTGCGGTGTCGCCGGTTCCTTGGATGGTTTGACCAAGATAAATAGTGCCACTAGCAACCGCTGTAACGGTCATTGTCGTGCCGGAAATGGACGCGGTGAACTTAGCCCCTACGGTAGACGAATTAAGCGGGCCAGACGCCAAAGTCTGCGACAGATTAACCGTGTATGTGCCTACCCCGCCAGTACCAGTTCCAAGCGCCGTAATGATGGTTTCTGCCGTAACTCCGATGCCGGACAGAGATTGATTAATGCCAATGGTTCCGCTGCTTACCGCCGTAACCGTAAGAGTTGTACCTGAGATTGAACCCGTGAAAATAGCGTTAGAAGGATTGCTAATGCGCCATGTGTAACGAGAGACGCCATCCACAATGTAAGCGTTAATACCATTGTCAGAAATGCCAACACGCCCAGAGGTGGTAGACAGCACACCAACAACACTAGCCGACAGGTTTGAAGTAAGGACATAAACGTAAGGGCCGCAGACTACGACCATTTGGCTACCGCCAGACAGGGTACGCATTCCGCGCACTTCTTGGGCGTTGGACAGAACGGTTTGCAGGGTCAAGCCAGGGGTCGGATAAAGCGCAACTACGCCGCGACTGCCAGGCTGCTTTAGAGGGTCAATCTCGGGGAAGAAATTAATCAGTTCCTGAGCGTCTTGATAAATTGAAACCGATTCGTAACTCGGTCCCACAAAACCGAAGTCAGCCATATGTCACCCCTCGCAAAAGACGTTGCATACAAGAATAGCTAACGCCTTGCTCTTGAGCAAGAAATTTTGCCGTTTTGCCATTCTTATTTTCTTGTTTCATTTTTTCAACTTCATCTTTTGTAAATTTGCTATTTGGGTTTTTATCGCCACTAAAATCTGCGTGTCTATTTTTGCTATCTCTATCTCTTATGTTGTCTAACTGACTTCCAACAAATAAATGAGAAGGATTGCAGCAAATTGGGTTATCGCATTTATGTAACAAAAATCCTTTTGTATCTCTATCAATTTTAGGAGCAGCAAGTTCAATTTCATTAGGGTTAGTCAGCCAATAAATTACCCTATGCGCGTAGAACCTTCCTCCATTAAACCTAACCCTTCCGTATCCTGATTTGGTGACTTGGCCTAACCAATGCCAACATTCATCTTTGTTTTTTTTGTCAACTTTTAACCACAAACTTTCAACATCGTTTGTTTTACATCCCGCATTTTCTGCTTTTTTCTTTCCTTTGTTAGCCTTAGAAATTTTTTCTTTATGTTCTTGAGTTAGCGGTTTTCTTGGGTAGTGACCAGAGGGCATGATGAGTTCCTTTGTTAAAACCCATATTTTACACTCAATTGGTCACCGCAAGAAGCCTCCGGAAAGAATCCAGCCCGCGTCCTTTGACCGTCCCACCAACAACGCATCAGCATACCGCGCAACAGGTGGCGGCTTCATGTTCGTGCGCTTGACCGTGGCTTTAGCTTGGCCTGCAAACTTCATAATCATCTCAATCTGCGTTGGCGAGGCTTTGCCGTACATTGGCATTAGTCGTTCAGCCAAGCACCAGCGAAGGGCGTTTACATAGCCTTGTGGAAGGTTTAGCACGTCATAGAACGTATTGGCGCGAGCGAATAGCGTGTCGGTGAAGATGTGCATTTCGCCTTGAGCCGGATTAGGCCAAACAAAAATGTTGCCCAAGATTTCCGATGGTTGGTAATACAACGCTTTAGGCCAAGGGCCGTTCAGAGTTTTCAAGCCAATCAGTTCGTAGTCTTCTACGTTCAGAATTGAGACAGGGTAATCAAGACCGCCGTTCAGAATTGGCGTACCGTTGGAGTTAGTGTTAACCCTGACAAACGCTGAAGTGATGCTCAACGGGCGTTGGTAGTAAGCGGAGATTGTGGTGCTAGAAACGTTTTGGCTAACGCTTACGGTGTAGGTTCCAGCTTCATTGACGTTGCCGCCAGCGCCGGTATTAAACGCGACAATGGTGGTTCCTGCGGTTACGCCTGTGCCGGACAGGGTTTGTCCAATAGCGATAGCGCCGGACGTGATGCTGGTGACAGTAAGGGTTTTGCCAGTAATGGAGCCGACAAAGGTAGCGCCGATTTGACCGCCTGGGCCGATGGTGTACTGAGTCTGACCTGATACAACGGGGAAAATGATTTCGGTCTTGTAGTAGACCATCATTGATTCGTTAGACCATTGATCTAACATATCGTTGAACATATCAAAGGCGTCTTGCGCTGCCTCTGGCGTAGGCGTTTCACCTGCCTCTAGTGCGCCGATGTCCTTCAATGCGCGAGAAATAATGTCAATCGGTTGTACCACTTTTTACTCCAATGTAAACACGGGCGGTTTCCACGGAGGTGCAACAGATTTCGCCCTCATGGACGCCAATTGTTCCTCTAGCCGTGATTCTATTACACTTTTGCCGTGTACGGTAGCGCCTTCTTTAATCCAAGCGACCACCATTGCCTCCGTTACTTCCGCAAAAGGCGTATTGCAAGTGAACTTGTCAAATGTCCAATTACCCTCTGTCTCCACCACATTTACTTCATCCGTGGCCTTGATGTGATACTTGGCTTCCGTGATTACGCCATCATCAGCAAGGATTGACAGGATTGACCAAGTTGTAATCATTTTTTTTCACGCCATTCAAGACAGTAAACTTTACGTTCGTACACGTCCCCAATCCATCGCCATCGGACGCATTCGTACTTTTTCTCTGCGCTTGCTGGTGTCAGCATTAGCGCAAAGAGTAATGCAAACTTAGGCAGACCAAGGCAACGGAGGTTGTACAACGGGAGGATTAATCAGGTTGTTAATTTGCGCTTGCACAGCAGCTTCAGTAGCAGCCTTGTCCACGCCACTCGCCCAAATCCAGCCAAGCACTTGGTCTTGCGTCAACTGAGCGTAAGGGGTGTAGGGTGTACCAGCCGAGTAGGTAACGCCGCAGGTGCTGTACACGCTTGCGTTGTAGGCGTCTTGAACACCGGCGCAAGTCCAGTGAACAGTGAAGACGACATCGGTTTGACCCTCTGCTTGAGGATATGCGTCCATCGCATTTACAGACCAAGTGATTGTTGCTGACATGATATTTCCTTTGGGTTATTTGACTTCAAGTTCTGCCAAAAACAAATAGCAACTTCTTGTTAAATTATGCCGCCCAAGGCAACGCTTGAGAAGTTGGGGAAACAGGCGGTGTAATCATGGAATTGATTTGCCCTTGTACGCAGGCTTCTGCATTTGCCAACGCCGATGCAGGAATCCATCCAATCACTTGCGCTTCTGTCAATTGAGAATAAGGTGTGAACGAGCCGCCTTGTTCAATCGTGTATTGCTCTGACAGGCCAATGTTTGCAGTATGGGTTCCATCTGTACCGGATACGTTGTATTGCACATTAACAACAACATCAGTTTGTCCTTCCACTTGGGGAAGGGTATACATAGCGGTTACAGTGGTGGTAAAAGTAGTCATGATTTAGCCTTTCAGTTGAGATTGCAATTGCGCCATTTGCGCGGAGAGTTCTTGAACAGCCTTAACCAAATAAGGCACAAGGTTAGGTGTCAAAGACAACATTCCATCGTCTTTTTGATTGACTTGCTCTGGCAAAATTTGTTTATATTCTTGAGCAATAAAGCCAATGTCGTGTTTGTTGTTTTCAATGTAATCAAACTCAACTGGTCGCAATGCTTTAATAACACTAAGTCCAGATTCCAAAGAGACAACATTTTTCTTAATGCGAGCGTCAGAAGTGATAGACCACAATGTTGAGTTATTTTTCTGATACCAACCACCGCCGTTAGTCCAATAAGCGCCTAGATTCCCATCACCATCAGACAGCACGATGTAGTTGCTGGAGGTGCGGATGTCGAGGCCACCTTGGTTGCCCGAGAAGCCACCCAATACCGTGTTTGCGCTTCCTGTTGTGATTAGGTATCCAGCGCCAGAGGTACCGGATGCGCCAACCAGCGTGTTTTTGGAGCCGGTGCTTAAATTGGTACCAGCCTGAACACCAATTAACGTATTCCAAGTTCCTGTTGTAGTGTAAAAACCAGCCTGATAGCCAACATAAGTGTTTTGTGCGCCCGTGGTATTTGCGTTGCCAGCCTGATAACCAACAGCAGTGTTGTTTGCGCCTGTGGTATTGCTGGTTAAAGCACCCCCACCAAAAGCAGAATTGGAAGCGCCAGTTGTGTTGGATTTTGCCGCCTGATAACCAACCGCCGTGTTACCAGATGCGGTGGTATTAAAGGTTAATGCAGCTACACCAATAGCAATGTTTGAGCTACCGGTGGTATTGGATTGCAAAGGAGCGTTGTCGTTGCCATATGTTCCAATTGCTACGTTACTTGCACCTGTTGTGTTGGACAGCAAAGCGTTGTATCCAACTGCGGTGTTGCTAGAGCCCGTAGTGTTTGAATATAGGGCTGCTTTACCAAAGGCGTCAATTTGACCCGTGGTGTTTGCATACCCCGCTTGAAAACCAACCGCCGTGTTGTTTGAAATCGTGGTGTTGGAGTAAAGTGCCGAGTTACCTAAAGCAGTGTTGTACGAACCCGTACTATTTGTGTACATGGCAAAATCGCCAATAGCTACGTTACCACCACCAGTGGTAGTGGAATACAAAGTCTGATACCCCAGCGCATCGTTATTAGAGCCGGTTGTATTGTTGTATAAAGCCTGACGACCAATAGCGTGAATCAAACCAGTCGTGTTGAAATATCCAGCTAAATAACCGAACGCTTGACTGTTACTGCCGGTGGTGTTGGAATTTAGAGATTGATAACCGACTGCGGTATTGTTAGCGCCCGTAGTATTGGTTGCCAACGCGCTTGTACCCACCGCAGTGTTGGAGGCAATAGCACCCGCACCACGACCCACGGTGATGCCGTTTATCAGCGCATCAGAAGTTCCACGAATAACACCGGATACATCCAACTTATAAGCAGGCGAACTTGTACCAATACCAAGCCCTGTGCTGGTAAGGCGCATTTGTTCGGAGCCGTTTTGATACCAAACGGAATACCCAGAAGCACCAGGGGTAACTGACCATGTGGATTGACTGCCGGTAGTGTCATAAAGCAAGAAAGCACCGCCGGGTTGTGAAGACATTTGCCAGTATCTGTCTGGATTCCGCATAGAC